CTTGCCCGCGCAATCTTGATCGGTGACGGCCGTGACGCTGCTGCTGAGGACAAGATCAATGAAGAGAAGATCCGTCCGATCTGGACTGACAACAGCATCTTTACCATCCGGAAGATCGTTTCCGCGACTGCTGCAGAGAACGACCCGGGATTCGGCACCAACTACCTGTACGCACAGGCTGTTGAGGAAGCCATCCTCGATGCCAAGATTGACTACCGCGGCAGCGGCAGCATGGATATGTTCTGCAGCCAGCGCTTCTTCAACAAGATCCAGCTTGCGAAGGATCTGAACGGCCGTCGTCTGTATACCAACAAGGGCGAGCTCACCTCTGCGCTGGATGTGCGCGACGTGTTCAACGTTCCCGAGTTCGACAACCTGACCCGTACTGAGGGCACTGGCAATACTGCCAAGACTTATCGTCTTCTGGCTATCATCGGCAACCTGAACGACTACAACATCGGTGCCACTAAGGGCGGCGAGATCACGCACTTCACCGACTTCGACATTGACTTCAACCAGCTCAAGAGCCTGATCGAGACCCGCGTTTCCGGCGCCAACACCCGTATCTACAGCTTCATCGTTCTGGAAGAGGAAGTCACCGCAGGCACTGGAGGCACCGGCTGATCGACTTCGCTCGAGACGAGAGCATAAGAAAATCAAAATGGAAGTGATTGCGTGAAATACAGAGGTCAGATCGGATTTGTCGAGGTCACGGAAAAACGACCGGGCGTTCGGACGACTATTCCGGTAGAGTATTCCTACTCCGGCGATGTTCTGAAACGCTCGATTCGTTTCCAGACGACCGACAGTGTCAATGACAGCATCGGTGTTCAGAATCAGATTTCAATTCTGGCGGACCCCTACGCCCGCAATCACGTCGGTTCCATGAGATACATCAAGTGGATGGGTACTGCATGGAAGATCACGGATGTTTCTGTGCAGTATCCTCGACTGATTCTGACACTGGGAGGTCCTTACAATGGAGCGACGGTCCGATCTTCTGATTCAGGAGCTTAAAGACCTGCTCGGCAGTGATGAAGTGTACTTTCAGACCTCCGCAGATGCCGGATTTGCAGACGGCGGAGATCCGTACATCTTCACAGGAATCGAATATCCATGCTTCATCATGAAGCGCACAACTGCATATCAGCCGAGAGCAAATGACAGAGCCTATCTGTTCCGCCCCGGCTATGAAGTCACATACATCCAGAGAGATGAACCTGATCCGGAGATGCTTGAAAGAGTCGGACAGCATTTTCCACACTGTTCATACCAGAGGCATTTCATACAGGACAATCTGCATCACGATGTATGGACCATTTACTATTAATCAGGAGGAAACGACTATGGCAGTCCTTAAATGGGATCAGGTCGGCGAACGTTTCTATGAGACCGGTACCAAACAGGGCGTTCTGTACGTGCAGGATGCCACAGGCGCATATCCGAAGGGTGTCGCCTGGAACGGTCTGAGCGCGGTTACGGAGTCTCCGGACGGCGCTGAAGCGAATGATATTTACGCTGACGATATCAAATACCTCTCCATCCGCAGTGTGGAGAACTACAAGGGCACGATCGAAGCCTACACCTATCCGGACGAGTTCGGTGAGTGCGACGGTTCCGCAACGCTCTTAGCGGGCGTCACCATCGGGCAGCAGCCCCGCAAGCCTTTCGGCTTCAGCTGGGTCACCACGCTCGGCAACGACACCAAGTATGACGACTACGGCTACAAGATTCATATTGTCTGGGGAGCAACTGCTTCTCCGTCCGAGAAAAGCTATCAGACGATCAACGACAGTCCCGAAGCCATCACCTTCAGCTGGGAAATCGACACCATCCCCGTGCCCGTCACCGGCCACAAGCCGACCGCGCATATGGAGATTGACTCTACCAAGGTGACCAAGGCCCAACTCCGCGCGATCAAAGCGGTCCTCTACGGAACCGATGACGCGGAAGCAACTCCTGCTGAGTATGCTGCAACCAAAGACACCACGATGCAGGCGGGCAAGACCTACTATACCCGTTCCGGCTCCGACTCGAACTACACCTATACGCAGTTCGACGGCGAAAGCTTCAGCAGCGGGACAACCTACTACGAGATGACCGAGCCTGCCCATGAGGCGACCACCGCTTCTACGGCGCGGCTTCCGCTTCCCGATGAAGTTCTGACCATTCTGATGAACGCCGCGTGATATTCATCTCAGGACCGTATTCAGTCAGGCTGGCGGTCCTGATTTTTTATGATTGAAAGGAGAAAATGAGCAATGCTTAAGAAAGTAATCAAATGCGAAGGCTATGACGGTCAGGAAATCGAAACGACCGCATATTTTAACCTGACAAAGGTCGAGTGCGTTGAACTGAACATGAAGTATGAAGCGGATGGCGGACTGATCGAGCGTCTGAAGAAGCTCATGACGGAGCAGGAAGACGGTCAGGTCCGGAGAGCGCCGGCCTTTGAATTCATCAAAATGCTCGTCGACAGCGCATACGGCGTTCGTCCGAAAGACGATCCGAACGCGTTTCTGAAAGTGGATGAAAACGGCGTTCCCTATATCAACAAATTTAAAACGACTCCTTTTTATGACGCTTATGTATTCGGACTTCTGAGCGGAAGCGAATCTCTTGACGAATTTTCGGAGTATGTGCTTCCGAGGCTCAGCAATGAGCAGATGGACGAGGCAAAGAAGCTCATGGAAAAGGAAGGACTGCCGGCTGCCGCACTGCACGAGGTGTGATGTCTTGTGCCGATCGAGATCAGCATCCCGGCAAAAGAACAGTTCGACAACAGGACAGGGCGATTTATCGCCACCAAGGCATGTACGATTCAGCTGGAGCATTCCCTGCTGAGTATTGTCAAGTGGGAATCCAAATGGCATAAGCCGTACATGGCACCGGAAAAGAAAACCGGTGAAGAAACAATCGACTATATTCGATGCATGTGTCTGACGAAAGACGTTGATCCAAATGTCTTTTACTCGCTGGACGCGGCATCAATTCAGAAAATAGCAGCATATATCGACGACCCCATGACCGCCACAACTTTTCGAAAGAATTCGAATGACAGGCCTTCACGAGAGATCGTCACAAACGAACTCATCTATTACTGGATGACGGAACTGAACATTCCGTTTGAACCATGTCAGAAATGGCACTTAAACCGTTTGCTCACACTGATTAAAGTGGCTTCCATCAAGAAAGCCCCCGGCAAGAAGATGAGCAAACAGGAAATGCTCAGTCAGCGTGCTGCACTGAACGCACAGCGAAAAGCCAAATACGGCACGCACGGCTGAGTCCGGCAGGGGAGGAGCAAGCATGATTCAGTGTACAGTAAAGGGAGATTTTAAAAAATCACGCAACTTTTTGAAGAAACTTTTACGTCTCGATTTCAACAGTATTCTGAAGAAGTACGCTCAGGAGGGCGTGGACGCTCTCTCCTCCGCCACCCCGGTTGACACCGGACGAACCGCAGCTTCCTGGTATTACGAGATCGTTCAGGAAGAAGGTCGGGTCAGCATCTTCTGGGGAAACTCCAATCTGGATCAAAATGTCCCGATCGCCGTGGTTCTGGATTACGGTCACGGAACGGCAAACGGCGGGTATGTACAGGGACGACATTATATTTCACCGGCCATACAGCCGATTTTCGATAAAATAGCAGACGCCGCATGGAAGGAGGTCCGGAGAAGATAATGGCTCAGAATCAGAATGTAGACGAACGCATCGTAGAGATGCGAATAGACAACAAAAACTTCGAATCCGGAGCAAACCGGACCATCAAGACCCTTGAGAAGCTTGACAAGGCTCTGAAACTCGACGACGGCGGCGCCAGCAATTCCATCCGAAATCTGTCCGATCAGGTGAACCGGTTTGACGCAAGCCCGATGAGCCGTGGTCTTGGCCAGGTGGCCGAGTCGTTCAATGCGCTCGAAATCGCCGGACGGAGAGTCATCGAAAATCTGACCGACCAGATCTATAACTTTGCCACAAGAACCGTCAAAGGGCTGACCATCGACCAGGTCACCGAGGGCTGGAACAAATATGGAAGCAAGACCGAAGCGGTTCAGTCCATCATGGCAGCGACAAGAGACCAGTTTGACGATGAAGCCGAGCAGATGGAAGTCATCAACGCCCTGCTCGACAAGATGATGTGGTACACCGACGAAACTTCCTACAACTTTGTCGATATGGCGGCAAACGTCGGCAAATTCCTGGCGGCAGGCGTCGGCCTTGGCGAAGGGCAGAGCATCGAAGACCCATTCAATGCCATGATGGGCATTGCCTCATGGGGCGCTTCCGCAGGCGCAAAACCGGCAGAAGTCTCCCGTGCGATGTACAACATCTCTCAGGCGCTCAGCACCGGCAAGATGCAGCAGATCGACTGGAAATCCATCGAGAACGCCGGCATGGCGACGCTGGAGTTCAAACAGAATGTTATCGATACGGCTTTGGCGATGGGTAAACTAGTCGGTGTTGGAAACGATGCCGGTCATATATACGAAGACGCAGATCATGCCGTAAAGTATTTTGCAAGCAGCCTCGGCAGTATTGAAGATATTACAGAAGACGACCTCTTTGACGCGAAGAGTTTCCGCGAGCAGCTGAAAACCGGATGGTTTGACAATGAGGTCATGTCAGAAGTATTTCAGAGGTATGCGGAATTTACGGACAAGCTGTATGAAGCAACGCAGTCTACCGAATTGGAAGCAACCGATGTCCTTGAAGTTCTCGATAAATATCGGACGTACATGGACAAAGGAAAAGAAGCGGAGTTCGACTGGGCGAAATACGCCGGAAAGAACAAAGAGTCGATAGAAGCGCTTCAGAAGGCGATCCAGGGCCTGATCGATACGAAATGGGAATACTCCGAACAGGGTTTCCGCATGGGCCAGGAGGCAAAGACCTGGGAGGACACCATCGAAGCCACCAAGGATGCAGTCAGCTCCAAGTGGATGCGTACATTTCAATGGGTGATCGGTGACTATCTGGAAGCGAAGGATTTCTGGACGGAAGTAACGGCCAGACTGTATGACGTATTCGCGGCCGGCGGAGATGTCCGGAATGATATTCTGGAAGCATGGTATATCGCAGGAGGGCGTGATGCCTGGTTTAATCTCGATGAAGAAAGCGGCCCGATCGGCGCTTTCTGGAATCTGCTGGATGCCATCAAAT